TTATTCGTGTCAATGGGATATCTCTTCAAAGTAAATATTTGGGATAATAAACACACTATTAAAAGTAAGTTTAACAAACGAACAACGTAACAACGCAAACACAGAAACAAAGCTAGGAAATAATTTATTTAAAAAATATCTTGCCGTTACTGGTAGGATATTTTTTATTTGTATTGACAATGTGTGTTAATTTATATACAATATATATACACAAGGAGATGATATTATGGATATAGTAACTATGCACTTACGTTCCCTGAAAGATACTGCAAAAAAATTAAAAATTCTTGCAGCTCAAAATGATATATCGATGGGACAAATGCTGGATTTATTGATTGAAAAGTATAATGAATCTGAAAAGGAGAATGAAGATGGCACAACGTAGAATGTTTAGTATTGCTTTAATGAATAGCTCAAAATTTTTAAAAATGCCATCAGAAACGCAGAATCTTTATTTTCATTTAGCGTTAAGAGCGGATGATGATGGAATAGTTGAGGCTTTTTCTGTAATGCGAGTAGTTGGGGCAAGCGAGGACAATATAAAATTATTGCATAACAAGGGATTTATACGAGTATTAAACGAAGAATTAGTAACTTATATTACTGACTGGAATGAGCATAATTGTATTAGAGCAGATAGAAAAGTGGATAGTATTTACAAACATTTATTAATTGAAGTTATTCCAGAAGTCAAGTTAATTGAGCCAGTAGAAAGGGCTGATAGAAAAAAAGACAAACCAGAGGACAACCATGGGACGTCCCATGGACAACCAGAGGACAACCATGGGACGGACAATGGACGGCATAGGTTAGGTAAGGTTAGGTTAGGTAAGGTTAGGTTAGGTAAAAAAAACATAGTAAACAAAGATTCTGATTCTTTTATTTTGTCAAAATTACTTTTTGATAAAATGCGAGAGAATAATCCGAAATGCAAAGAACCAAGCTTGGAAAAGTGGAGTTTAGAGATTGAAAAACTTATAAGGATTAATGGACAGAGTAGGGAAGATATTGAAAAGGTAATAAAGTGGTGCCAATCTGATAGTTTCTGGAAATCAAACATTTTAAGTGCCGAAAAGCTAAGAAAGCAATTTGACCAGTTATTAATTAAGTGTACAGCCGTTAAATCCAAACCAGAATACAAAAATCCATACAGGGAGGTAAAATGATGTTATACAATACGGAAATCGAAAAAAGCGTGTTAGGATGCATAATAATTGACAATGGATTAGTGGATAAATGTCGATTAGAAATAAAGGATGTTTATTTTAGTAATCCGCTTTTAAGGAAAACATACGAGGAAATATTGGAAATATATCCCCATAAGGGAATTGCCGATATTGCGACGATTAAAACAATTGCAGTAGAAGATATACTTGAAATTACGAATTTTGTTGTAACGACGGCAAACTTTAACCTTTATAAAGCGGAGCTTATTGATTTGGGAATTAAGCGTGAAATGCTAAAAGCTGCCGAATCTATCAAACAAAACATTATGAATTCAAATGAAACTACGTCGGATGCTTTAAAAATGGATATCCTTAACACTTTTAATTCAATTCAAGTAAAATCTTCTTGCAAGGAAAAAACTGAAATACATGACGTTATGATGTTAACTATTGACCGCCTTGAAAAGAAATATTTAGGCATTGATAGTGTTAATAAGTTGTGGGGTATTAAGTGGTTAGACGAACAAACGGGGGGTATTAAACCAGAATTAACTTATTTAGCTGCACGACCTAGTATTGGTAAAACAGCTTTAGCATTGCAGATTTGTAGGGTAGCTGCAAAACAGGGAATGAACGTTGCATTTTTCAGTCTTGAAATGGATTCAGTAAGTGTAACCAATAGACTTATTTGTAATGATGGCAATATAATCAAGGATTATTTTGATAAGAATATTATAATACCGAAAGAAATTTGGATAAAAATTTGCAGAACCACCGCCGAAGTTGGAAGCCTGCCAATGAATATTTTTGATAAATGTTTTTTGATTGAAGATATTTTATTGAACTGTGAAGAACTTAGAGCCAAGGGTAAGCTTGACTTTATTATTATTGATTATATCCAACTATGCGAAACAAGTCAACGTTATAATAATCCTAACGATAGAATAAGCATTATAAGTAGACAGTTAAAAAAATATCAGCAACAAATTGGAATTCCAGTGCTTGCATTAAGCCAATTTAATCGTGAAACCGAATTAAAAAAGTATCCTACACTTTCAAGCCTGAGAGATTCGGGATGTTTAGAACAGGATGCAAACAATGTTTTCTTTTTACATGATTCTGAACCAGATATGAGCAATGAAATAACAGATAGTAAAGAATTGCAGTTGATTATAGCAAAACAGAGGGAAGGAAATCGAAATATATTCTGCCCTTTGAAATTTTATGGAAAAACACAAAGATTTTATGATGGGAGATAGTGATATGACGTGTAAAGAATGCAAATATAGCCAAAAACATATTATTGATAAACCTTGTAAACGTTGTTATGACATGAAATTATTTAGTCCCATATATAATAAAAATGTTTTAGAAAAATTGGGACTCGACAGTGTTCCACAGTCATGATAAAATAAACATAAAGATAAACATAAACATAAAGGAGACTAATGATATTGACAAGCAAGGAAAAACGCAATGAGTATTATCGGCAGTATAGGGCAGAAAACAGTGAGAAATACAAGGCAATAACACAAAGATACTGGGCGAAGAAAGCGGGGGAAGAGAATGTTAGCACAGAAAACGAGTGTGAGGCATCTAAGCGAATCGCAGAAGCAACTCAAGAAGAATTACAACGTGCTATTAAAAAGGTGGATAACAGCGGAGTGTTACGACCAGAAGGAGACTGATATTTGTGAGAAGTTGAAATATTTACCAAACTTGATTGACGTGAATCAACAAATAGCGGACACATTGAGAAAAATTGGAACATATACACAAAATGAAGTTGAGGAGGGGTTCGATGTTGAAGAATGAATTTGAAAATCATGAGTGGAAAGGTGAATGCTTAGAACATAATTGTTTAGATTGTATCCATGCCGATAATATTAATCCAATGCAACCATGCACAAACTGCATTAACAACGTAACTGCATGTTATTTTGTAGAAAAGGAGGAATCGAAATGAGCGAAGCCGGAGTAACAAAGATATTGCAGCAACAAAGAAAAAATTGTGGTAACTGCATATTATACACACAAGTACCAATGCAGGATGGTAGCGCACATAAGGTTTGTCAGGTTGATGGATTTAGACGGAATGTAAGCGATATAGGATGTGCAGACTGGAAGGAAGGAATAACAAGCCATGGATAAGAAAATATTATCAGTTTTATTGTAACTTACATAGTGTTAATCGCCCTAGTGGCGAGAAAGTGGTGATAGTTGATGGATGTAGTGGAGTGGTTACAAACTTTTTCAAGTGATTTGAGTAAATACAATATTGCATTAATAAGCGTAAAAGATATTAACAGGGAAGTCCTTGACAGGATTTCCTTTGTTGCGTTGTCGGCTTCGCCGATGTCGGATATGCCGCATAGCAAAACTAACAAGTTTACGTCAATTGTAGAAAATCAGGTGCTTCTAAAAAATCGTGGAATCTCTATGGATACACAATACGAACTTATAAAAATGGGGGAGAGCCTGCAAAAACGTCACGAGCTTATTGATTTGATTTTATTAGCAGGTGAAGTATTTATCGTATCGTTGAAGTATTTTGAAAAGACAACGCATGGTAAAGAACACACATGGGCGGAAATCGCTGGGAAATATGCTAAAAGGTATAATATGGATTATATTGATAAGCGCACGATTAGCCGATGGCACTGGCAAATTTTGCGTAAGTTAGAAAAAAACCTCTCGTTATGAGAGGTCCTTTTTTTGTTCGTATTCTTTTTCCGCTAGCATCCTGAACCACATCGATATATTTCCTTCGGGAGCCATAGACTCCCATTGTTTTTTTTGTTCTTCTGTCATGCGGACAGATACACTGGCAAATTAAAATAACCTTAAAATTAGCCAATAGAACGAAAAAACTTTTTTCCACTATAAAAATTGTCATGCTTTTGTCTAGCTTTTGTACCTTTATTTTGCAATTGTTTTATGTTATTATATTATTGTCAGGATTTATCAAAAAATAAAACAATGCAACAAGCCATAGGGCAAACGGTTTTAGGGGTATCACACTCAGGTGATATCCTTTTTACTGTTGCATAGATTAGTGATGTGATAGGGAGGATGTGAGGGATTTGAGTAAATCCGTTTATCGCCATGGTATATTGGGAAGATATCCTAAATTTGATAGTCCTCAAGAATTATTAGATTTGTTTTTAGATTATGTCGATTATTGTATCGAAAATTATAGGTTGCCAAATATAGCAGGATTTAGATGTTATAAATTTATTTCAAAGCGTACACTATTTGAATATGAAAGAAAGGCAGAGTTTCTGCCTGTATTTGATTTGATTGAGGATGTTTTGCAAGATGAAACTATAAATAATAAAACTATTGATGCGATTACAAAAAAGTTAATTTTACAATCTAAATTTGGATATGTGGAAAAAACTGAGAATAAAAATATAGAAGTCGCAATGACTCCAGAAGAAGCCGAAAGAATTATAACTGAATATGAATCTAAGAATAGGTGATAGCATGGATGATAGATTAAAATATGCTACAGCTATTAAAGTATTACAAGAAAAACGTAATAAAGATGAAAAGTTTAAAAACTTAATTGGTAAAGGATACGAGGATTTTTGCAATTCAAAAAAACGATATAGAGTCTTAAAAGGTGGTCGTGGCAGCAAAAAATCTGTTACGACTGCATTTTGGTTTATCCATAATATAATGATGTATCCATTAGCAAATGCCGTAGTTGTTAGAAAAACTGCTAATACGCACAAAGATAGTACATGGGCACAGTTAAAATGGGCAGCCCGTAAACTTGGCGTATATGATGATTGGGAATTTAAAGTGTCACCACTTGAAGCGGTATACCTCCCAACAAAGCAAAAGATACTATTTAGAGGCTTTGACGATGTATTAAAACTTACATCTATTACAGTTGATGTAGGAGTATTATGTTGGGCGTGGATTGAAGAGGCATTTGAGATTGAATCAAAACAGGATTTTGATACATTAGATGAATCTATTCGTGGAGATATGCCAAACGGTTTATGGAAGCAACTTACTCTTACTTATAATCCATGGATAAATCAGCACTGGACAAAGGTAAGATTTTGGGATAATGAATATCCTAATACTGATAGATACACAACTACACATCATTGTAATGAGTTCCTTGACCAATCAGACCATGATAAAATTGAAAAATTACAAATAACAGACCCAGAACGATATAAAGTTGTTGGACTTGGTGAGTATGGCATACCTGGTGGAGCATACTTTGATGAATTTAGGCGAGATATACACGTAATAGAACCATTTGTAATACCGGAACATTGGCGTAGATATAGAGTACTTGATTATGGCTTAGATATGTTAGCTTGCTACTGGATAGCTACAGATACGCAGAATAAGGCGTATGTTTATAAGGAGCTATACAAATCTAACTTGATTATATCGGATGCAGCAAAAGCCATTAAAGATATGACCCTCTCCAATGAAAAGATATATATGACAATTGCACCGCCTGACCTGTGGAACAGAAGACAAGAAACAGGTAAGAGTGCGGCAGAATTATTTTTTGATAATGGTGTAAGATTAGATCGAACAAATAATGAACGTGTTCAAGGTTGGTATGCTCTCAAGGAATGGTTAAAACCTTATGATGATGAACAGGGTATCAAAACGGCATCATTAGTTATTACAAGTAATTGCGTTAACCTTATACGATGTCTACCACAAGTACAGCGAGCCGAGAAAGACCCTAACGATGTAGCTACAGAACCTCACGAGTTAACACATTCGGTGGATGCAATGAGATATTTTGTATCAGGTAGACCTAGGTCAAATATAATTCAACAAAAAGTTGACGATGCAAACGACCCGTCAAAGATAGTTTTCAAGAAAACAAATATACATAGTGGTGGTGTAATGGATTGGTAAACATAATTAGCATATTAATAGCATTTATAATCGGTTGGTTTTGTGCTACAAAATCAATTCAAGTTGGTTTACGTTGGCAGTTACAGGCTGACGCAAAAATTGAGCCTACATTAAGCAATCCAATTGTTACTCAAAAAAAGGTTGACGATATAAATAATTACAGCAAAGAGCAGATAAATGAATGGATGCATGGAGAGGCTGGTGCTAACTAATGCCAAAAGTAAATATAGATAGTGACTCGATATGGAAAGAGTTTCAGGCACAGGGATTAGATTATCAATCTAAGATGGGATTTGATGTTGCTTATCCTTTATATACAAGATTTGTAGAGGGCAAACAATGGCCAGCTGCAACGGACAAAACTAAAAATATGCCACGTCCTGTAATCAATCAGTGTGATTTTATCATTGAAAACAAAAAATCTAACATATTGTCACAGACGCTAAAGATTGTTTTTAGCCCAGAAGAAATGCCCGAAGGTGAGGACAACGAACAATTAATACAGGAAAGTCAACATTTTACAGATGCAATAGCAACAATGGATGAAGACATTGACCAAGAAGAACTTGATGAAGAGATGGTAAATGATACACTGATTTTGGGTACCGGAATTATTCACTATTATCATGACAATGGCTATAAAGGCGGTAAAAACACTCCATATGTCGGAAAGGTATGTGGAGATATTATAGACCCTATTGATATTGTATTGGGCAATCCTCACTTGCCTGCGTCTAAGATTCAAAATCAACCTTGGATTATAATACGGACTTATCCAAACACAGAGAATTTGAAGGTAAAAGCCAAAGCAAATGGTATAGACGAAACATTAATACAATCAGATAATAGTGGTACGTTCGATGCGAAATACGATTCACAGCAAGTCAATTTAAACAAGCCAAACACAACGACACTTTTAACAAAGTATTACAAACAAGATGGTCAGGTTATGTGGATGGAATCAACAAAGTATACCACCATAACCGAGGAAAAGCCTTTGTCTCCCGACGGAAGCAAGCCATTCGAGTTGTATCCTATTGATATGCTTGTATTTAAGAAACGCCGCAAGTGTTGCTTTGGTAGAAGCATAATAGAGGACATAATTCCAAATCAAAAGTCACTTAATTTTGGTATTGGTATGATGTTACTATCTATACAACAGACTGCATGGCCAAAAATACTTGCAAAGGTTGGAGCCTTGAATCAGCAGTTAACAAATATACCAGGTGAAATAATAGAAGACCATAGTTTAAGCCCTGGTGTTGATGGAATCAAGTATATGCAACCGCCAAACTTTTCATCAACTCCTATGATAATAGGCGAAAAATTACTTGATATGACAAGGCAAGTCACCGGAACAACAGAAGTAAATAGTGGTGAAATTCTTGGGGCAAATATGGCGGCATCTGCAATAATAGCTTTACAAAATCAAGCACAAAAGCCAAATCAATTATATCAAAAAATGTTTGCTAGAAGTAAGAAGAGACAAGGCAGAATAAAGGAAGAATTTGTTAAAACATTTTATTCTTTACCACGACCTATTTACGGCAAAGATGAGAACGGTTTAAAAGTTACTCGAAAGTTTACAGGAACAGACCACGCCAACAGTAATTTTAAATTAAAACTTGATATTGGAACAGCTTCCGAGTATTCTGAATCATTACAAATGTCGGTAATACAGGGAATGTATGATAAGAAAGACATAACAAAGTATCAGTTTGTAAAGTATTCGCCGAAAAATTTGGTAACGACAGAAATGAGAGAAGATTTTGAAAGGGAAGAGAAACAACTCGAAGAACAGCAACAACAACAAATGCAAATACAACAAAACGCTGAAAACATACATGCTCAATTAACGCCCGAAGAACAGGCGATGGTACAGCAAGACCCAACACTCGTCAATAAGGCTATGATGTCGCTACAGCAAGGGGGAATGTAAATGACCTGTACATCGTGCAATAATGAATTAAGAGTAATCAAGGGTGGTATGCAAACGAGTTTAGAATCACAGGATATAAAAATGGTTCAGGTATGGGGATGTATGAATAAGGATTGAGAACTATCCATGCAAGAACAGAAAAGAACAGAAGTAATAGTTGAACAATTTGTTGATTAATAGGCTGCAAATATTGCCGAGATTCGCCTACGGCTATACGAAAGGATGATATAAAATGGATGAAAACAATATAGCTGATAATGCTGTTGTTGAAACTACAACAGAGGGAGTCGCTAACCCAACAACGGAAGCAACACAAGAAACTACAACACAACCCGAAAATGTTGTTGATATTACTACAACGCAAGCATTTTCGCAAAGATTGAAAGATTCAACTCAAAAAGCTGTAGACGCAGAATATAGTTGGTTATACGGGAAAGAATATGGGATACACACAAAGGCTGACTATGACAAAGCAATTGAACAGCAAAAACAAGCCGAAGAGGCTAAAAAACTTGGAATTGACCCAGAAGCAATAAAACCATTTTTTGAGACTTGGAAGAAAAACGACCCTGATTTCCAAGAACTAAACAATATCAGACAAGCAAACAATATTGCAAAAGCCTTGTCAGATGCAAATAATGAATTTAAAGAACATGGAATTGACTTGCAATTAGCTAATTTGTCGGATGCAGAAGTGGCAAAGATACCTAACGTTTACAAAGTAATTGAATACGTTAATAAAGGTTATTCTTTGTCAGATTCCATATTTCTTGCAAACAAGAAGGATTTTATTTCGAAGCAAACACAGCAAGCACAACAAGAAGCAATAAGAAAAATTTCTGCTAATGGAGCGTCTTCACCTGGCTCATTAACAACAGGCATCGCAGAAGATAACCATATTACGCCTGAAATGTTTGAATCAAAGCGTAATGACCCAACATGGATAAGAAGTAATTATGAAAAGATTCGAAAGAGTCAATCAAAATGGTGAAAGGATGATGAATAATGAACGTTAATAATACAAACAGAGGATTTATTCCAGAAATATGGGATGCAAAAGTTTACAGGACTATTGAAGACAACATGATTCTCGAACAGATTGCAAAGGCTCCCATTGTAAAAGCTGCAGCTACTCCGGGTGAGACAGTTTATTTTACAGAAATCGAAGACCCAACAATCAGAACATACGAGGGAACATTAACATCTGAAGACCCAAAAGATTCACAGCTCATGATGACAATTGACCAAACTAGGACATTTACATTCAACTCAAATGACTTAGACCAGTTGATGGCAAATGCAGATATCGAAGGTTCGCAGACACAAAGGGCAGGCTATAACCTAGCTAATACAATCGAAAAATATGTGCTTAGGTATGCGGCTGACGAAGCAAATGCAGGAACGGCTTTAACTGCTACAGTTACAAGTGCAAATGTAATAAGCACAATTCAAGAAGTTGCTAGACAGTTAAAAGATAATAATGTAATGGAAAAAAATATGTTTATCGCAATTCCGCCTTGGTTAGCATTGAAGTTAAGGATGGCAGGAATAGTTTTTTCAATCAATCAGGGACTAAATGGTACTGGCGGTATGGCATGGACAAAAGACTTAGGATTTACTGTTCACGAAACTAATACACTTTATAATTCTGGAACGGCTGCATCTCCTATAACTGTTGTTATTGGTGGTTCTTATCAGGCCCTTGGATTCCAAAAAATACAACTACCTACGAGAGTAATTCCTCTTTCTACAACAAGGAAATCACAAATTGACGGTGGAGCTGCATTTGGTTTTAAGGCTATAAAACCAAGAGAATTATGCAAGTTAACGGCTACGTTTGGAGCAGAAACAACAATATAATAAATAGCGAAAGGATGATATAAAATGGCTAATATTGCTATAGTTAATTCAAGAATCACAACACTTGGAACTAATCAGGCGTTAACATTGACAGCGGCTGACGAAACTACCGATGCAACCGCTCAAAAATTCGTATATACTCCAACGGGAAAACACAACAAGTGCTTATTCATTGTGTATCAGAGTTCAGGCTCATATACAATCGGGTTTACAATTACGGCTGGTGCTGGCGTATTTGGAGCAGTTGCAAAAACGGGAACAATCGCTGCTGTTGCTGGAAATAAATTGATTCAAATTGAAACTGGTAAATATATGCTGGCAAATGGAACTATTGAAATTTCCTTCTTGCCTACAACTGGTAGGGATTTGGTTAATGACCACGCCTTGACGGTTGGTGTAATAGAATTACAGTAATACAGTAATACAGTAATACAGGAGAGGGGAAACCCTCTTCTTTATTCTTTTTAAGGAGGTAACAAGGTGGTAAAATATATAAATGCAAAATCATATGAAGCAAATGATACCGATAGACTTGTAAAAGTGAGTTGCCCTGCTGCGGTTAGCTTTACGTTGCCTGAAAAAGGTAATAGGATGATTACAGTAAGAAAAACCGATGCCAGCACCAACGCAATAACGATTATACCAAAAAAAGGTCAGCAATTATTTGATACTACATTACAAGTTGAAACAGCCACTGTTATTGGTGCAGTTACAAAGAGTGGAAATGCTACAATAGTTGTAACAGCGTCGGGAATGCAAGGAAGTCCAATAACAAAATCAGTAGCGGTGCTTAATGGTGATGCCATAGCTACAACGGCATTAAAAATAAGAAATGCATTGAATACAGATACAAGAATATCTGATATGTTTACAGTATCTGGTACTGGTGCAACAATTGTATTGACTCAAATATCTCCAACTGGAAATGATTCTACACTTAATATAAGTATAGACAATGGTACGTGTGAAGGATTGACTACAGCGGGTACATCAACCAATACTACAGTTGGAGTTGCTGTAACGATAAACTATGCAAATGATTATAAAACATTTATAAGCGATATTGACGGATGGTATATAATAGACCAATATGTACAAACAGGACAAGTATTAATAAGTCCTATAATATCATCTCCAGCAGTATTAGATATGTTAATGGGATATACTGTCGTTGCTGGGGAAACTCTAGCCGTTGGT